CGGGAACGCCGCCAAGAGGAGGGTGACTTAGAGTCTCCCTCGGGGGTCTGGCGACCCCCCGTCACCCACTTATGGGTGACGCTTTCCTGAGCTTGATGTCGACGGCATCAGGACGTCCATGACGTTCAAGATGGTCTCTCACGGCAGCTGGCTCACCGCCTTGTCCAGAGAGGAACTTCGCGAACTCGTCATACGACCTTACGGACGCATGCGAGCTAGCTGTTCCCTCCTTGGTGAGGAACACCTTTTGCAGGGCCCAGATATCATCCAGGTTTGATTCTGGAGATCTGGCCGAAATCACCCAGCCCTTGACTAGAGGTCTGTGGTGGTCCCGGTGCATGAAGTGGGTTTCATAACCCATCCATGACTCACGGCCCAGCACTGGAGAACCAGGCATGACAGTTGGATAGTGGCGCAGAAGCCCTTCCAACTTGCCATCCAAGTATCTCGCCGTTCGCCACAAACCGGCATGGTAACACCGGTTGCGAAGAGAGACGAGAGATATGGTCTCCAGCACGTCACTCCGTTGTGTCGGGAACAACCTACGTACGCGAGTAATTGAAACATCCTCGCCAGCGTAGTACTCCTTACCGCAAGACTCCCTGAACCTTCCGGTCCAGAAACTCTTGCCAGCATTTACTCGAAACCCAAAAGCTTCGAGTGTGCTGACAACGGAATGCACGTAATCTACGGGGACAACGATATCATCTCCGTAGATGCGCACCTGGCCCTTGAAGGATATGATGTCCTTCTTGGTCAGTGGTCGGTTGAGCGCTCGTTGTATCCCTAAGAAGACGACAGTCGCAAAGACCATCGCTTCCATCGGGAATGTGAGTGCTGAACCCATCGACGCGAATTTGGCTAGTCTGATGACTTTGCCATCTACGTCAGCCTTTCGGCTTCTGCTGGCATCCACAGCCTCTGCAAGCCATGGATGGTTTTCCAACATCCGACGAACGAGCTGATTCGAGACACGGTCTGAAGCTTCACTCAAATCGAGTGTAGCCAGAGATCCCATAAGAGATCCTGCAGAAGCGAGGGCCTGATTAGGGCCTTGACTTCTGAAGCCGAGACACCATCCAAACTGGGAGTCAATTCCAGTTTCGATTGTGTCCACGAGATCACGCGATATGGCCTGCTGCATGTATTGCATCGCAACAGGCTCAATGGCAATGATTCTCGGTGTCTTGAGCGTCTTAGGTACAAGAATAACCCTGACGGGTCGTTCTTCACCGGGTTCGAGGAAGCTGACACGGTTAAGGTATTCATGATACCTCCAGTTTGGAATGATGTACTCCCCAGCTGGGAAGACACTATCCAAGCGCCTGGTCCACTCTCGCTGTACGAATTTGAGGTTTCCCTTGATTCGATCAGCAGTGGCACCAGGACCGTGCCTAGGGATGAGTGCGTGGTGATAGACCTTATGGTCCACACTAGCAAATACATCCGCCCAGAGCAAGCGTGACATCCGAGTAAACTCGAGGTAATCAGCCTCGGTCCGTTCGGAGTCAGACTGCCTGACTTCCTGCTCACAATCGAAGTACCTTTCTATCGCTGCCTGGTTTCGTGCATCGCTGCACTCAACCAGAATCTTGCCGAACATCAACGTAAGTTGACGCACGGCATAGATAGCCTCGATTGAAGGTTCTTCAACCAATCGACCAGTTCCACGGTCGAACACAAGATCGAGGAAACCTCCAAGAAATCTGGGGAGCCCTCCTTTTCGCGAGAAAGCTGCGAAAAGACTGCGATCTACCTGGCCGCGGTCAAGACTTTTTTCGAAGTCCGAACCGAAGCTGGGTAGGGTAATCGTCAAGAACGATAACCCTTCATGTTCGACTCGCCTCAGGACCGTTTTATAGTCCTGAGTGGTGCTTGTGCGACATCTGGTAGCCAGTTCTTCGGCTACCACCTGCCAGAGTGATGTGAGACTTTTGGTCTCATCTTGGCTTTTCAAACTGCCTCCTAACGGGGGTCGGTTTCCAAGCCAGGACATCACCAATCTGACCGTGATGGACCCGGAGGGGTCCACCAGCCAGCTGACACTAGGTCAGCTCTCGCCACCAAGAAGCTTGGTGACGTTGGCACCCGAAGATGCAGACAGGTACGCCACGAGGGCGTCCACGATCTGCTTCGCCTCGGTCACGGTGTATCCCCTTGGGGGGACATCCACGACGAGGTACGAGGACATGGAGAACTCCACGTTCTCGCTGAGAAGCGGATCAGCTGCGATCTTCGAGTGATCGATGCGGATCGTCCGTCGGTTACGCTTTCCGTAAGCGTGGCTCACGGACAGCTTGACCGTTCCGTCGTTCGTTGCGAACGTACCGGAATTGGTACCCTGTCCCGTTCGGGGCAGAGTATTGGCGACCGCGTTGATCGTAACGGTCTGGGGATCGGCGAAAGCCATGGCAGTCACTCCTGCAGTCAGCGGCATCACGTATTTCACGATGCCGAAGAGACAACGGATGATGATTCTTCTCCGGTGCCTCCGATGCCCGCTTTTCTTCTTGTGGAAGTCAACGAGCATTGGGACCCCTGGATATGCCAAGAGCCCCAAGAATGGCCCACTGCCGGACAGAGAACCCGGCAGTATTGAGGCCAAACCCATAGGGCGTTGCGGGCAACCTCAACTTCGTCTCATAAGAGTGCGTAGTTGAGGGGTTGGAATACACGAAAGTGTTTCCTTGTAGAGTACGTATGCGGTTCAGCGTGATAGTCCTTTCGGACTTGCTGTGACTCATGACGTACCCATACCGCATCGCAAGGTCGTCGCGACTGAAGCGTGACATGTTGGTAAATACATCACCAGCATTGGTCACCCAGTCAGCCATCCACGACCAAGGAGCCAGATTCCAGACTACTTCAGGAGTCAGGTCGAGCCCTAAAAGGACTCGAGCTTTCTTCGCCTGATCGGCCAATCCACCCCGGTTCTTATCACTAAGACCGAAGTGGAACGTGAAGCAACCCGAGAACCACTGTTTCTTGACGAAACTATATGTGGTCCTCTTGTCATCTGTCCCCTTCATCAGAAGCGAAGATACCGTCGGATAGACGTAGTACGGCGGTGCCGCACCCTTCGACTCTGATACATCCATCGTAGGAGGAAAAGCAAACCGTCTCCGAACGTTCTTCCCGGAGTCCCGCTCAAGTTGCCTCAGAATCTTTTCAGAGTCTGAGATGGCCTTTGCGACACTCTTGAGGTCAGAAACGATCGGAGCCCAGCCAAACTGGTAGTTCAGGTATTCGCCGCCTATATCTCTATAGTCGGAAAACCTGTTCTTCAGCGTGGCTGCGCCGATGGCTTTGGGTACGCCCTCTCTGAGGAGCTCCCCAAGCATAACGGACACGTTTGCAGCAGGTGCAGTTGGAATTGAACGCGCAATGGCAGTAGTACCGACAGCTAGGGCTTGAGAGTCCGAGTCTGCCGTACCACCAATGTGCGTAACGAACGGCCCGCTGCTGTCAGCAACGAGCGGTCCGTGACCCTCTCGAATGGTGGAGCCAAGCTGGCTGCGCCCATCAACCCATGCGGGAAGATGAGTGAGCTCACTTCGCTTCATTCTGAAAGGGCCTCCAACATCACCTCCTCCACCCTTGGCCGGAGGCCAAGAGTGAAGGTCATCCTCAGTGACCTGAACAACGTTGTACGCATACTCGGTCGTTGCAAAAGTCGCAGGCTCCATTTGACTGGAATCCCACGATTTTGAACGATAAACGCCAGGGGAAACCCTGGTCGAACGAGTGCGTACACGTGTCACGATGGATCCTATGGGTAGAAGTACTGCAAGTGTGTCTGACTGTCTAGCCCCTATCCAAGGATGGGGCCAAGGTCCGAAGACCAGGTACCTCCCCGTTTTATCTCAGCCGAAGCTGGGAACCGGGTGCAGGAACTAGACAGCCAGAACAAGCGTCGGGTAGGGGTAGACCCTCTACTTGCACGTGTCCTCACGGACAACGACACAACTTGCGGTGGCAGGATAGCTCTCCTTGTGGGAGTGCCAGATGCGTTCTAAGCACCAGGCTGGGAGCCTTATGGGCTCCC